GCCGGTACCCAGGTCGTCATCGAAAAGCACTGTATTTTTCCCCCCGGAAAGGGCCTCCACCGCCAGCTTCAGATCGTCAAAGTTACTCATCGTCTTCTCCTCCCTCGTCGTTCATATTGTCAGCCTCTGCGGGACGGCCCCACAGGGTGATGGTCACATTGTTCATGCTGAAAGGCTGGGCGACCTTTTTCATACGCGGCGACCCGTTCTCGTCCAGCTCCCCGCTGTCCACCAGCTCATACTCCCGGCCCGGGATGTCGATCTGAACCGCATACCGGTCGCTGACCCCAAAGGTCAGAAAGCCCCGGGCATTCAGCCCGATGTCGATGCACCGGGTCATCCCTCTCATACTTGCTGAGATTCAGAACCATCTCGTCGTCGCCGAGATACACCTTTGTTCCGCTGACGCGCAAATCGACCTTGACGCCGCCCGTCTTTTCTACCATTGTTGCTGCCATTATTTCCGCACTCCTTTCTTCACTGCCTCATGGCATTTTTCCGCGATCAGCTCCGCCTGCTCCCGGGCCTCCCGGCCTGCCGTCCTCGGATCATGGCCGAAGTCCCTCAGTATCTGGCCCTGCCGTTCCCGGCGCTCATCGCTCCTGATAATAACCGCTGCCGCCATTACAACATCCCTCCCTGCACATAGTAACGGAGCGTGACATTCTCCGCGCTTCCGGTATAACGGATTTTGAACCCGTTGAGCGCCTTGTCGTAGACTTCGATGTCCCCGACCAGGCCGTCCGCACTGACCACTTCGACCCACACTTGATAGGCCAGCGTATCCCTCTCATGATCCAGTGCGACGGTCTGTTCACTGCTGTTGAAAGGATAGGCCAGATTGTTGGTCAAACTGATTTCCTTGATCTCGCCCTCCAGTTCGGCCAGGGCGCGCTGGTGCTGCATGATGTGCTGCAGCAGATAGGCCCCCAGGATGTTCCCAGCCAGGATGCCGGTTTCCATGTTGTAAAACTGCTTCCGGCTCAGTGGCGTCCCTTCCTGGATCAGCTCACCGCTTTCCTCATCGTAAATGTCGTCCTTCCAGGGCGTCGGATTGTAGATGTTCATTTAGCTCTCACCTCCTGTTGTTATGGGCGCATCCGGGTCTTCCACCTCAACGAAGGTGTAGGCGAACACCGAATAGATGCCCTTGGTGCGCGGCTTGGTAAAAGTCCGGGCCGCGATTGCGATAATGTCCCCGTCCTTGTCAACCAGGGAAATGTCCTTCACTTCCCCGATAACGCTGTCGTCCAGGTAGACATATATCTTGATCTTGTTTCCCTCCACATCCGCCTTGAAGATGGAGACCTTCTTCTTTACCCCGCCCTCAAGGAAGGTTGCATAGGCGAGGGAATCCTTCAGCCGCAAAAGCTGCTTGTTGATGCCCACCGGCGTCAATGTCTTCATAGTCTGTCACTCCTTTCTCTGGCCCGCCCGCCGCTGCCCGCTGCGCGGATAACCGACAAGCCCGACCGTTAATTCCTGCGCCTCCAGCAGCCCGGCAGACCCGGCCCTGCCATTGTCCTGGCCTTGGGCCAGCCTGGTCGTGCCACTGAGGATATAGGCAAATTCCCCGGCCCCCAGCTCCACCTCCTCATGTAGTGATGATGCTGCGCCTCTGCCGTTGTCTATCCCTTGGGAGAGCCGCATCGCGCCGCTGAGGATATAGGGGAAACGCCCCTCCCGATAGGCCCTGCGAAGCTCTGAGAGGCTTGCAAGCATCCTGCCGCCTATGACATCCCCCTTGATATAAGGCGGCTCCTGCGCCCGCAGCGTGCCGCACAGCGCATAATGGAAGCCCCGGTCGTCGTAGCGGATGGAAAGGACAGCCCGGCTCCCCAGCAGATAACCCACATGGTTGTTTTTGTAGGGATACTGCCCGCACTTCCACCGCCCGCAGATTGGGAAGATATAAAAGCCCGACCTGTACCGCTCCCGGATTTCGACGATGTTGCGCTCCTCGATGCCGTAGAAAGGCTTGGAGCTGGCTTCCTTGACCTTCATCACCTCACCGTCAATGACCGCGATGTCGTTGACGCCGGAGGGATATTTGCCACCCAGAAAGATGATAAACTCGGCCCAGCGTTCCGGGTCGTGGAGGGCCATACGCTCAATATAGCTATGTTCATATCCCAGCGCCGCCAGCGCCAGGAGGATGCCCTGCTCCGTCCCGGCCTTCTCCGCGATCAGTGCCTTCATGGAAAGCCGCGTCCGATACCCCTCGACCGTCTCCCCTTTCAGCCTGGCCATGTCCCGGTCTTTGCCGTGTTCGGCCAGCATGATCTCGCTGGCGCTGGCCACCATGCTTTCCTCCCGTACACGGAAGATGTCGAACAGCTGCCCGATGACCCGGAAAAAGATGTAAAACTGATTCGCTGCCTGCTTGATCTTCTTGAGGGGTGTGAAAAGCAAGCTATACATATAGTCGCTAAACTTCTCAAACACCTCAGACCCTCCTCGCCGTGACCGTCACCTTGCCCAAAACGATCACCTTGTCGCTATCCAGCAGCACATCCTCCTCCGGCTCTGTGACCTTGACATTGCGGATGTCCGGCAGCTTATCCTTCAGCTCGAAGATTATGTCGGCATGGGTCAATTCGTTGAGGCTGCGCCCCTTGCTGATCTGCAGCAGCTCCGCGATGACCGACGCCGCCCGTTCCTCGATGCCGCTGGAGTCTATCATCTCGGATACTGTGACATTCACCGAAACATCCTGCTCGACGGTGGTGGAGCTTTTTACCAGGAGGTCGTCATAGGGGCCTCGGATACTCTCCGCTGCTTTCTTTACATCTGCCAGCAGCCCCTCCGTCGCCTCGCCAGCGGTGCCGGTCACGATGATGTCAACCGTCCCCTGGCCCCGGGGATGAAGGTCGTGGACATTGACGAACAGAACCCCGGGTACGCCTTCACAGACATTCTTGTACTTGTCCCGGATCGGCAGGGTAGACAGCTCTGCCCAGGAGCCGAGCGTCCTCGCCCGGAGGCTCTCATAGTCCTCAATGTCGGCCCCCTCCCGAATGATCCAGCCGGAGAGGTTTTCGATCTTGTCGATGCCCTCGATGTGCGTTAGGCTCTTGGTGATCTGGCCGGGCGGCACATTGTACCGCGCCCCGTCCTTTTCCGCCTCGACCACCACCACGCCGGAAAGCGCGCCCTGCTGCAGAACGGTATTTTCCAGTGCGAAGTAGCGCAGCTCCTCGCCGTTGATGTCCCGGATGGTCTTAAAGATGTGGCCTTTGGGTATCTTGACCGCATCCCCGCTGGCCTCCCGGCTGATGGTCACATAGCCTCGGGTCTTTACGGCCTCCTTGCGCTTCTTGGAAAAGTCCGCTGCCTTCAGCTCCATCCAGACGCCGTCCGCATGGCTAACAAACATATTGTTCAGCACATCGCGCAGCAGCCCGACCAGCTCGATCCGTATCTGCAGGGCAATCATCAAGAGGTGATAGAAGATGCCCCCGGAGCTGAAATTCGTGATCACAAAGCCCTCCTTTTCCAGCTCGGCGATCTTTTCTTCCTTCAGCTCCTCCAGCTCCGGGATGGGAAGGATTTCGTCCAGTACCTTTTTATCAATCAATCAGCTTCACCTCCACTTTCACGCGGTCAAGGGATACCGCTATCTGCTGTTCTTCGTCGCTCCCCGAAAATTGGAAGCGCACAAGTATCTGCAGGATGTCTTCTCGGAACAGAAATTCGGTGGCCACTGTATCCGCCTTGACCTCTGACCGCCGCCGCAGCTTCTCTTTGATCCGCTCCCCGATTTCCAGCCGGGTCATCTCATCGTCCTCTGCCTGGATAAACTCCAGCAGGCCCCAGCCCCATTCCTCATCATAGAACAGCTCCCCGGGCTGGGTGATCGCCTCCAGCCGGATGTCCTGCAGAAAGCACGCCGGAGCAGGCGGGAGCGTCGCCGGTGCTGGCCTGGGTGAGCTGCCAGTCATCGTCCAGCCGGATGTCGGTGTCGTTTATGCCTGCCATTATCCCACCTCCCCGATGATGAAGGGGGACAGCTCCCCATAAAGCAGGGCCACCGCTGCGATACCCCCGGCTTTGATTTGGATTTTCGATCTGACTCCCGGGATCTCGGGATAGCGGGAATCCGGGTCGCCGTCCTTGGTCAGAATCTTCAGATTGTACTCGAACCACTTCCCGGTGATCTTTGCCTCAAAGGTGCTGCCGCTGTCCTTGTTCTCCACCGTCAGCTCGTCGTATTCATACTCGTCGGCCAGTGGGGTGGCTTTTGTGACCTGCGCCTTCATAATGGCGGGGAGCTGCACCTGCGGGTATTCCTCGGAAAGTTTTTTGTCGATGATGTCCTGCACCATCTTCTCAATCGGCCCCATACAAGCCCCCCTTTCTCTTAGTCAAAAGCTGATGTAAGTGCGGATGAAGCCCGTCTCGTTCGTGCGGAAAACCACCTTCTTGACCTCAAACTCCCCCGACACCTTGGGATGCGTGACGCTGATTCTATGGGAGTGCTTCACAAAGGGGGCCGAGACCGTTTCCAGCTCCCAGAGGCCCAGGGGCTTATCCAGGGAAATGATGTTGACCCCGTACTCGAAGCTGTAGGTCTTTTCCTGCTCCGGCTTTTCGCCCCAATAAAAGATGCCTCCCGAAAAGAAAAACCTGTTCTTGATGCCCCAGATCGTGCCGATCTCCTTAATGACCGAGATGACATTCTTCTGGGCGATAGGCACGACCGCCCGGGGCTGGTAAATGGTATCCGAGAGCTTCGCTTCCGTGACCCCGGCCTGGGCCAGGCAGTAGGAGATGATCTCCTGCGGCGTAGCATCCAAAAAAGTGTTGGAGATGGTGGTTTCCTCCAGCAGCAGCATCTTGTCCTTCAAGACGATCTCGTCCTTGAAGCCGCCGCCGTTGTAACCGCCCGGGGTGACATAGCCCTCAAAAACCGTGTCCAGCACGCCATTATAGCCCAGCAGTATCTGCCCCGGCTCCTTGTCGCCGACGCTGATATTTGCCTGGAATTGTGGTGTAAAGCGTACCTTTGCCCAATCAAAATAGCTGGCCTGGTCGGAGTAGACCTCTACCTCGACTCCCTTATTCAGCATATAGCTGCCCAGGACGGCGCTGATCTCCGGGTAAAATAACTCCTCTGTATCCATATCGTCTCCTCAATAGGGCATGGCCTTGACCGTTGCCAGGTGTTTTCCCCCTTTGGCGGTGTCCCGTGCCGGAGATTTTCCCAGGGCCGGGGCCTTGCCTCTGTTTCCCAGATAGCTCTGGTATCCCGCCTTGAGGTTGCTTCTGGCGGCGGAAGTGGCGGCTGCAGCAGCCCCCGCTGAACCGCTGG